TTTTTGTTACTACCAGGCTGAACCTGGATAGTACCGAGCCAGGGACGAAATCGTAGAATAGCTCGAATTTTCTGGGGTCTGTTTTTGTTACTACCAAGCTGTACTTGGATAGTACCGGGCCAGTGACGTAGAACGTGAATAACCCGAATTTTCTAGTGGAACAGTCTACTTCCTAGAGGCCAAGTACATGTCTAAGCCAGACTTGAGCTTGGGGCGGGAGTTGTTGGGTCGAGGCGCGGGGCGAGGAGGAGGTGCGGAGCGCGGCTTACCGCGCTTTGGTTTGCCCCGTGGACGACGACTCTGTGTGCGCCCGCGTCCTGGAAAGGAAGTTGGTTTGGCGTTGCGTTGTGGTTTGTTGGATATCAGCATCTTACCCATAGTGTGTGCAATCCCCAACACGGGAGAAACAGCTTTCAAATGGCTCAGGATTTTCATGAGCGTCAAGTGCCACTTATTCGAAAAGAAGTAACCAACCCCGTGCAGCAGCAATTGTGCTGAGTGGAGGGTTTCTAGTGGCATCGTACTGACGGCAATCTGCCAGAGGGCAGAGCTCGTGCGGAATTCAATGTGCCAATCCACGGTGACAGAAAAGTTCGCCGCGACGCTATCATCGAAATAAACGATGTTGACCAAAGCGTCGTTGTCAAGCCTGTAGAATGGCGGCATGGCAGTGGTTACATCAATGCTACCGGGATAAGTGGGCCCAATGACAGGCGTGTGGTCCCAGAAGTTGGCAAGGTCCGTAGACGGCGGGGAATATGTGTAAAACCCCTCTTCGGCACACAACTGTTGCTTTTCTGCGGGATGCAAATTCGCAATGTATGACCTGGGCACCAAGAACGGGTTAGTTACAGCTGGGGATATCCGACCACCAAGAAACGTGCCGGCCTTGTTCAACACCTGCGTAGTGTTGGTGAGCAACACGGACGCGGCAGTTGTGCGGCATGCCTGCCATGGTAATGGCGAAGTGTTGATCTCGGGCGCAATCACCAACGGCAAGTGAACTGGATTGTTAGCTGATCCGGAGACAGTCATCGTACCCTGCTGCGCATTGGACCATGTGAATGCGGGTCCAGCGATGAAGGACGACACAACAATTGTGGCACCCTTCACAGTAATCATTCGTGTTGCATCAGTGACTTCGTAAAGCGACGGGCGGATCCAAATGCCTCCAGTAGCTGCGCTCGAGGTGACCAGAGCGGGTGGGTTGGTTGTGGCGTAGCCCTCACCATAGTTTGTCGTGACGGTCTGCTTAGTGATGCCGACCGAGCGGGTGGTGTACTCACCGGGGGCGGTCCAAATCTGCAGAGACAGATATGCCGACGAGCCGTTGGCATTGCTGTTCTGCGTCACCGTTCCAAGGTAAATGGTGATTGATGAGTTGATGGGGGCATAAATCCACGGACTTGGCCCAGTGCCCTGGTCAAACCCCATGACTGGCGTCGTAACCAATGATGAATTGGTGCCAGAAATACCAACCTGTTCGAGGCTGGCAGTCACGTTGCCAATGGTGGGGAATTGGACGTTGGGCCCAAATGTAGTCTCAGCAGTCACATTGCCAGCGAAAGCCGGAGCGTAGGTGATCGAGTATGCCCAGGAAGATGTAGTCATGATGTCACCCCAAAGGGGGTAAACAGCCTGCCGAGCCAACATAAATTTGTTGGACGTAGTACCTGAGCCGGTGACCCAATTGGTGGGCACTGAAAAACCCATCACGGCGGTTCGCTCCAAAGCGGGGAAAGACGGAAAGCGCTGTGGAGCATGCTCGTGTGGGAGAGCAATGGCCTTTGCCAACCCTGTCAAACCTGACAGAGGGGCGGGCAAGGTGGTGTTTGTTTTGTACATTCCCTGGGAATAGTTAGGAGTTGAAAACTCAGCGGAGGCGGGACACACAGCTCCTGCGCTCTGCGGGGTCGGCCAGCTCGATTTCAAGCATGGCAGCGACGACCGGGTGGTGCAGGATGGCCCCGTCGACCTTGGGCAATTGGAAATGGGTGGCGGAGTATGGTATGCCATACTTGTATACAAACCCAGTCTGCCAATCAACGTTGGCGACGTCTGCAACAAGCATGTCGGCGAAATAGTGGTCCCATTTTTCGCTGACTCTGGATTTGGGTTTGTAATGGGCCTTGAGGAATTGCATCATCATGGGAAAACCATGGTAAGTGGCCCATAAGCAC